GGAGTAGACTTTATAGCTGCGGTTATTGATTTTTTGTACAAATCCCGGAATAATTTAAAGCGATTGACGAATTTTCGTATTACATTAATGCGTAATATATACAAAAGACGATTAGCTTGTGTTTCATGGGACAACATTACATATGGCAAACATTTAGTGTCATAATACCGCCACTATATATACGAACCATAAAAGTGATTTTTATCATCATGTTTTAGTCTAGTCTTTTAATGGCATGGTATCACATGCCTGAATATGATATTCTTAATGAAATTAGTCCTTTATCTTTGTATAGTGATACCGATGAAATCGGTGTAGGGATCGGAGATGTGGAACGTAATATTTATTCACAAGTAAAAGATGAAATCAGATATGATTTAGGATATAATGAAGATAGTGATATAGATAAAGATACTATTTGTAAATATTATGATGGATGGTATGGATATTCTATGCGGGATCTTGACTCATGGAAACGAGGAGAAGGGTTATATCTTGGTTATGGGAGCTTTTATAAAACTGCAGATCATTGTATTAGTATAGGAAAACAAATAACAGGAATTCTCGATGAAGTTGGTGTTGATTACAGGTGGAATGGATCTCCTAATATAAGAATATTTCTAAACATCAAACCAGTGCTGCTAAATCATAGAAATGAATTACTTGGTCACAAACATTATATCGAAGCCGAAGATTGTTCCCAATGATAAAATATAACATTCCATTTTTCGTATATTCGTATTTGAAAAATTGATTATGAAACATATAATCAATTTTAATTTTTTATAACTAAAGTCCAACTCTGTTAATTATGTACACGAAATCATCATATTTATGATACAAATGTATACAAAGTATGTACATAATTAACAGAGTTGGCCAATAGTGATTAATAATACGGAATATACTATAGCCCAACTCAGTTAATTATGAACGTAATATCACTATATTTGTATCATATATATATTCGTTGATCATTTAATACCACATTGTTCTGCAATGTACTTGTTACTGCTGTTTATAATTCGGAGTTACACTAATTTCGCCCAATGGAGCATCCTCATCAATGCCAATATCCGCCTTTATTTGTTTAATCTTTTCATCCACCTGATCAAGATACTCGGGATGTTCAGCTTCCAACTTGGCAATTCCTTCGTTACAGATAGTTAGAGCCTTTGACATGTCACGTTTGCGTTTGCGTGTTTGTTCCAGCCAAGATTCGAGGCTCAGTTTTTTCATTACCTGCTGTGCATAGTAATCAATACTGTCTTCATCTAATTTCTGTTCCTGGATTTGGTTCATTAGCTGTTGTTCGCGTTTTTTCGCTTCACGGACGCTTCTCTTGGCCTTTCTCTCTTCTTCGGATTCTTTCTGATGGAAAATATTGTTTAAATCATCCGTTTCACCAACCTCGAGAGTTTCTCCCATGAATTCGTCGTTGATGGTGATGGGATACCAGGCTCCTACGTCTACAGGTACAATAAAATGCTTGGAATCAAAACTGCGAATAACATTTTTAGCATATTCATCGAATTCGGCCATCGATGCACTGTTTTGACCAACTCTGAACATTCCATATACACCATTTACAGGTTTAGGGAGCAAACGGAAAGAAACAGCACCTACTTGTTGTCTAGCAACGGGAGGTAGACCACCTACTCGCGCAATTTTCGGATATCTTACAGTTGCCGCTAAATCTTTGTGGGCGGCATTTGTTTGTTCTTCAGTTAATTCGGGAGCCGACATTAATAATTAGTATAGCCTTAAATCAACCTGGGTTGTTATATTTACTAAAATGTAAACATATAAATGATTATGCAATAGTAATGTTTCGAGTTTCTAGAAAATTCAAAAAATATAGAAAGCAAAATAGAAATAGCAGAATACATAGAACTGCTTATCCACATCAGAATGAAAAACATAATATGAAATATGATAAAATTCGTTTTCAATATTTAGATGAAAATAAGTAACATGTTTCTTTTCTTTTTTGCATAATTTAGCATTTACGCCATACTGTTCCATTCCACACAAATGTCGCACCTGTATCAGGTTCCAACTGAAGTTCGCCTGTAGTTGCTTGCTCCACTTGATGTACCAATTGTTACATTATCATCACCATCCGCGATACTTGTACCAGAAAGATTTCCAATAGTAACATTACGAAGACCAGTATTAATTGCAGTACCAGCCAAATTTCCAATTGTTACATTTCCATCGGCAGTAGTAATACTTGCTCCACTTGATGTACCAATTGTTACATTATTATTTGCAGTAGTAATATTATGTTTTTTTAGACGAAGAAACTATGTCATCAATCCCAAAAGTAACAGGTAGCACACATAATGAACGTAAGACTATTTGCAGAATTCTGCATAAGTTAAGACATATTCTAGACAAAGATGAAGTAACATGTTATGAAGTTGCCGATTCCCTTAACGAATTTGTATCCAGTACCGGTGATTTATTCGATCCAGTTGTACTATCCGGATATTATCAAGACGGTTACGAGTTGCATATTAGTGATTTAAAAAAAATATTCAAAGGACCAAAAGAATTCGATCAATTCAAGATGGAATTTTGGAGAAGGAGAAGGAGAATGTAGTTTCTAAAACTATTATTAGGCAATCCGCGTAGTATTGTTGACAAAACATCAAAATTAGCTTATGAAAATCATGATAACGGGGTCGACCGATCAATCAATCAACAATTGAATAAATAAAACAATCCGAATTTGTAATAATTTGCAGTTCTCGTTCTTTTACATTGTATCTACACATATTAACTTCATCAAGCCCCCCAAATATATTGTAATATTTTCGGAGTTTTAGGGCAGTATACAACTGAATTGTTGGTAAAATTTCACTATTGTGGTCTTTGTATTCATTTTGGGGACTCATATATTTACACAGATCAGATAATATTTTAAAATATACAAAATTATCGGTGCCATTATTTACATTTTGAACTTTCATTATTATAATACCCCATAATAATGAAAATCGAAAACACAAATGCAAATAGACCTCGGAAATTGGAAAATAATATGGATTCGCCCATTGATAACGTTTTTCTGGATCTTTGTGAAAAAGTATCCCCGTATTTTCATGAAGCTGGTTTTACCCCCAATATGATCACCACATTATCCGTCATTTCGGCGGCCATTGGCCTTTATTATTTATATCACCATCAAAAAGCAAAATTTGCGATTTTTTACACCCTTGGGTACTTTTTTGATTGTCTCGATGGCTATAATGCTCGTAAATATAATCAAATGTCTGAATTTGGAGATTATTATGATCATATAACTGATTGGGTGACTGCTGCTGGATTATTTTACATATTATATGCACGATATAAATTGTATGCATGTCATTATGCTGTCATAGCAGTATCACTTGCATTAACATGTGCACATTTTGGATGTCAAGAAGTATATCACGATAATCCGGAAGCATCACCAACATTAACTGTTGCAACCGGTCTTTGTCCCACGCAGAATTCTTCTCGCTCCAAAAAAATGCTCGAGGGTGGCCTCCGATATTTCGGAGCAGGGACGTTTACAATGATCATGATTGGGTTGGTTGCATTTGTTAAACCCAAAAACTAATTCCATCATTTTAGTCAAATTTACAATTTATTTGACTAAAAAACAATATTTTTAATAGGTATAGGCGTCTCCATATTCCCACAGGATTGGGTCATATGCGTTGCTATATTTTTCACCATATTGTGGTGGGGGTGGTGGGTTGCGCTTTGGATAATCTAAAATGCTGACATTTTTTACGGTACCAAGGGGGACATTCGTATACTCCATCACAGACGGTTCACGTAAACATCCGTTATTGTTAATACGGCGCGGAGCATTTTGCATTTGCTGTGCTTGACATCCATTTACTTTTAATGCATCAATACCTTTGCACATTTTTAGACATTGATAGGGATCTGGACGATCTCCAGGCATAAAAGTGGAACTGCACTGACTTTTTGGGGTAGGGGTATAGGCCATTCGATGACAACATTCAGATTGACGTTCTTGTGTACATTTGCCGGGAACATCACTCCACCATACTGCATTTTTTTCGGGATATGTTAATCTATATCTTTGTCCTTGGTATGGATGTTGATTACCACCACTCATTATATGTTGTCAACATATGTCACTGGGCGCAGTGATGTGATCTTAAGGCATCGGCCATATTAATGAAATTCCAAAAAGTGGATTCGGCCGATGAAATTACAAAATATAAGAATTCTCACAAGGTTACAGTTTTGAAAATGTCTGCTCCGTGGTGTGGTCCATGTAAAGCTCTTGAAAAACAACTTAAGGGGATGTATTCCGATTATTCTGATGATGATGTCATTGTTCTAGAATGCAATATCGACGACAATGAAGAGCTCGCAAATGATTATAATGTTTCATCGATCCCTCATGTTGTATTTTTTTACGATGGAAAACTTCAGGACCTCGGTGTAAAAGGTGCACACCTCGATAAAATCAAAAAAATGATAAATGATGGACTTGGCGTGGAATAAATGACACAATTGTGTCTAAAATATCAATTAATTTGTGTAAATTAATTGATTGTATAAGTAAAATCTACGGACTTGTATGTGTGATTTCTACTGCTTTGATCAAAGCAATACCAATGATTATTATATATAAACTCATTTTTAGTAGTGATAATCATTGATCCATTCCCTCCGGCATTCATGTGGGTTTCTTTGACAATAAGAACTGGCATTTTTATGTTCATATTCGTGGTATGGCTTATAGGGGGTTCTTTCGGGGGTATATCCCCAGGTTCCGTCGAATCCCGGGGTTGTATAACTATGGCGTGGAAAATGATAAGGATAATCTTCATAATCGTGAGTTTTGAAGAAATTTCCAGGAGGTGCATTTCGTAAATAGTTTACACAAAATTCATTAGAACACCCAGGTTTACGTTCGGGTCCAGCAACAGCTACTGAATTTGTACATGGTCTATACATTGGATTATCTTGGCCACCAGGCATTCCATTCCATTCGGGTCCATAGGGGTCTTTTTGGACAACAGTATTGCATGTTTCCTGCATAATATTGTTACATTTCCAAGAATAAGGCTTGAAACCGCCATTCGCACACTCCAAAGAATCACTAATACCGAATAAATTACTGCAACAATCAATTCCGAGATCGCCGCTAGTGGGGACGCGGCGTTTACAAACTCGTTGATATCCTTGCATTTGCCAAGTATCACGGGGCCCATCACCTGGCGCATTTCCAATTGTACAGCTTCCAGGCTGAGTATAACCGACAGATTCCCAACCAGCAGGACACTGAGGTGCAGTTGTTCCTACTAATGCACATTGGGATGTCTTTGTAAACGTTTGTAATTCATTTCCATATTCATCGGTTTTAGATTCCGACATTACTAAGTGGCAACAACTTTACATGTCATTTCGTGAAACATCGTACGATGTTTCACGAAATCACGCTGAGGGATTAAGAGCTACGGCTAGCGCCTTCGCTTAACCCTCAAAGTCATTTATTGTACTCATTACAATAGATTTGCAAAATTATTATATACTACATAATAATTTTTGAACTGCGGTATGGACACAATAAATGACTTTAGCAATGTTCGCGTGAGTGAGCCGAAGGCGAGCCACGTGAACAATTTCTAGCGTGATTCACTGCGCCCAGTGATAAAGTGAAATTTTCACAAGATCACATCCAAATTCTTAGTTTTCTTCCGTGGATCAATCTTTGACATGAGTATTCCCCAAACCCAACAATTTTGGGATGCATTGTTCAATCGTGATATTTATGGTGTGAAATCATACATCGACGCCGGACATGATGTTAACATTCGCAGTGGAATGTATTATTTTGACAATTCAAGAACCCAACGATTTGACAATGACACAAACACATTCGTACAAATTACAAATCCAGAAACATATTATGCGTATGTGAATGTTACACCGTTGTATGCAATTTTTATCAAAGATAAGTATTCACCAAATGTAGTTGAACTTTTTCAACTGTTGTTGGACAATGGTGCTTCTATCTGCAATGACAAATTGCGGTACATTTGTGCTTACAAATCAGATTATCCTGACATTTTTGACATTATTTTGAACAAAGAGTGGACAACCGATGAATACGTACAATTATTTCACGGATTTACACATGATGGTTTAAATAACATTGATGACTCATTTGGGGTATTTGTTCAAAAAATGATAGATAATAATGTGAATTTTGATTTTAAATTTCCCCGTGGTCATAGTGGTCATATATTCACAAATCCAGTTTGTTATATGATATATCACTACATAGATATTGATATCTGTTGTCAAATTGTTGAAAAACGATTAGTAAGTAATGGATCAATCATGAACGTAATTACATATACACTTGATCATATATATTATACAAAATCAAGTCAATATATGTTGGTACTATTTGAAAATTTGATGAAACAAAATTGTCCAGGTGATTATAATGAACTATTTTCGGATCCCATTTTTTATAAATATATGGATTTTGAAACACAAAAAAAGGTTGGATATATTATTATTAACTCGAAAATTGATTTTGATCAGAAATTTTTGTACAATTTGTATCAATTTCTAACAAATGAAAATCAATACTTTGTAACCGAACAGTTTTTTAAAAATTACAACATCGTGGATGATTTTCGTATTCAGTATTTGAAATCAACGTTACAAATGAACAAACCATTATATGTTGAACTGCTTCTTGACAATATTGAGTTTGATTCTGATTTTATTAGATTGGAAAGTTTCCAGATTTTGGAAAGTCTCAGAGGTACAGACATTGGGGGGACTGGGGTATGGACTCGGACTTTGCCAGATTCATTGATTGATCGTGTTCTGAACTTGGGTATTGATATGAATAGTACAAATGCCAATGGAGAAACGATATTATTCGATGCGTCAGTTAATTTCAAGTTATTTTGCAAATTTATTCGTTATGGTGCGGATCCAAATGTTAAAAACAAAAATGGGGATACTGCGTTGATGGTACACGTAAGGAAGTACAATTCGAAGTACTACAATTCAAACAAATCAAAAAAATCAAACGATTACATCCAAAGACTAATCCAGTGTACAAACATATTGTCCGAAAACAACAACAATGAAACTATTTACACCATTGCTATGGAAATGTCCGATGGCAAATTAAAGAAGCAATGTATGAAGAAGATTAATGAAAAAATCGAAGAATGTTTACAACCATTGAAATCGAAAATTTCTCAGTATCCGATGGTTTTGATTAAAAATTACATCACTGGACGCAGTGACTCGAGGTAGAGCGCTATCCTATCATGAATAAAAAACAGCTCTACTGTTTCACGAAATCACGCTAGCGAATGTTCATATGGGTCGCTTCGCCTGCAGGCTCTCCCTCACGCGAACATCGATACTGTCATTTATTGGATCCATAAAGTTGAAAAATTGATTATGAAACATATAATCAATTTTAAAAAACCATTGTAATGAGTACAATAAGCGAAGGCGCTAGCCGAAGCTTAATCCCTCAGCGTGACTGCGCCCAGTGATAAAGTGAATTTATTTTTTGTTAAGGTAACCTTTTGATTAATGACGACGACAAATCCGCCTCGAACAAAATATCTGGTTAAATCACAAAAAGATCAGATCTTGTTGCGGCCCGGTCAGCATATTGGCGATACCACTAACAAATCCACTGAAATTGTAGTTGCTCATGGATCCAATGACTCTACTTATTTCAAAAACATCAAAATGAACCACAACCCCGCCCTCATCCATATTTTCTATGAGATTCTCACCAATGCTCAAGACAATTACTATAAAAGTGCCGACACGACCCATCCACTCAAGAATATCAAGGTGACAATTGACAAGGAAACAAATGAGGTAAGTGTTTACAATGATGGAAATTGGATTCCCGTTGTGATTCATGAATGGGATGCAAGTGAGAAGAAACCCGATGGCAAGTCCGATTTTTACGAACCCGAGCTCATTTTCGGACATCTCAATAGTTCTGGAAATTACGACGATACGAAAACGAAACGTCGAGGTGCAGGTCTTCACGGTCAAGGTGCAAAGCTCACAAACATTTTCTCGACCTATTTTTGCGTAGAAGTGTTCGATCCCGAACACAAATTGCTCTATAAGCAAGAATTCCGCGATAATTTGACAACCATTGGTGACCCTGTCATCAAAAAGAAGGCAGGATCTACAGGATGGGTTAAAATCACCTATAAAGCTGATTTCGATCGGTTTGGGAAATTGACAGGATACAATAGCAACCATATTAAACGCATGAAAAAACTGTGTATTGATTGTGCAATGACGATCCCAAAGGCAAAAGTCGAATTTAATGGTGAAACATTCAAGGTACCGACACTTTCAAAGTATGTAGGGTATTATTTGCCTGATGCAACATCCATTAACAGTTTGTCATTCAAAACTATTGATTCTGAGGTTGTTTTTCTGGAAAAACCGGATTATGATGCTGCAGTTCCTAGTGTGGTTGCATTTGTGAATGGAATTATGACGCCAATGGGTGGAGTACACGTGGATAAATGGAAAAAAGCGATTTACGACCCATTGCTCGAAAAAATAAAGAAAAAGTTTACAACCGGCAAAGGAAAGAATGTCAGTACCTTGTCAATTGGTCCAAAAACGATCGACAAGTATTTTATGTTGTTTGTTCGTTGTAATTTGGAAAATCCGCATTTTGGAGGACAAACCAAGGATAAATTAAATTCTCCAGAACCCACAGTTTTAGTTGATTCGAATACTATCAATAAGGTCCTAAAATGGAAATTCATGGATGACATTGAGGAATTAGCAAATCAATCTAAAATGCGACAATTATCGAAAAATGACGGCACTAGTGCATCGAGTGTAAACATCAAAGATGCAGTCGATGCAAATTGGGCAGGAACGTCCAAGGGTGCCGGTTGTACCTTGTTTATTGTTGAGGGTCTTTCAGCAAAAACATTTGCAGTGCGTGGCATCGGTAAAATCAAGAATGGTACCAATATGTACGGAATTTTACCTGTTCGAGGAAAAGTTCTTAATGTTCGAGACGCACCCATTGAAAAGATTGCTGACAATGCTGAAATTACAAACATCCGGAAAATGTTGGGTCTAAAAATGGATGTAGATTATTCGGTTGCTGAAAATCGCAAAAAGTTACGGTATGGCTGTGTTCGGGTGTTGACAGATGCAGATGTTGACGGCGATCACATCAAGGGCCTCGTCATCAATTTCTTTGATTTCTTTTATCCGAAATTGCTAGACTGTGGATATGTGGCGGGTCTTCGCACCCCTATCATCAAAATTACATATGGGACCGGTCGCTCCAAAAAGGTAAAGGATTTCTATTATCAAACGGAATATGACAATTGGTGCCGAAACAATCCGGATGTAAAATTTACAGCTAAATATTACAAAGGATTGGGAACCAGTGAAAATGCTGAAATCGATCTTGTTTTCAAGAATCCTCGATATGTAAAGTATAATACCGATGATCGATCCAAGAATGCAGTGACACTCGCATTCAGTGATTCAAGGGCCGATGATCGTAAAAAATGGCTCGCAGATTTTGAAGATCGAGAGTATTCTTATGATGTCGATGAAACGGGTGAAGAAAATGTCCAAATTGCGGATTTTATCGACAATGAGCTCATTCGTTTTAGTATGTATGATAATGTACGAAGCCTTCCATCGATTATTGATGGATTAAAGCCATCTCATAGGAAAATTCTGTGGTATGTTCTCACAAAAACTTCTGCGAATGGATCCGACAAAAAAGTCGAAAGTCTCGGAGGTGCAATTGCTGAAGCATCTGCTTATCATCACGGCCCCGATTCTCTCAAAGGATGCATTGTAAAAATGGCACAGCAGTTTATTGGATCCAATAACATTGCATATTTGGCCCCGAAAGGTCAATTTGGGACTCGAATGGCCGGTGGAAAGGATGCTGCACAATTTCGATACATTTTCACCAAAATGGCAGAAATTACTCGTTTAATATTCAGGAAAGAAGATGATCCGGTACTCGATTATCTAGAAGATGAAGGAATTCCGATCGAACCGCGCTTTTATGTTCCGGTGGTACCTATGGTGCTTGTAAATGGTATGGAAGGTATGGGAACTGGATGGTCTACTAAATCTCCTAATTTCAATGTGCGTGATGTCATTGAATGTGTAAAAATGTGGATTGAAACGACAAATGGGGCGCCGTCGGAAGCATTTACAAAGAAATGTAATGGTTTGATACCGTGGTACAATGGATTCAAGGGAACGACTGTACAAACGGCTCTCAACAAATACGAACATCGAGGCAAATGGAATATGGTGCCGCGATACGAGAATTGTTACGAAATTACTGAATTGCCAATCGGTATGTGGACAAACGATTACCATGAATTGTTAAAAGCCCTTAAAACGGGTGACACCGGTAGTAAGTCGTCTAAAAAGGGTGGATATTCTTCTGCAAAGGTTGGAGATCTAAAAGCAGAATTAAAAGCCCGAAAATTAAAAACTGGTGGTAAAAAATCGGAATTGATTGATCGGCTAAAAGATGATGACAAGGCAAAAAATCAATCATCGAAATCTATCACATCGAAATCCGATGTAATTGTTAAAAAGTGGGAATGGCACGGAGATGATGAAAATATTCTGTATCGGGTATGGACAACAGGTCCTAAAATCACACCTGACGATCCACGGTTTAAATTAACAACAACAGAATCCACGTCGAATATGGTTGGGTTTGATGCCGCTTCTAAAATCAAAAAATACAAGAAAATAGCGGACATTGTGAATGATTTTTGTGTGACGCGGTTAAAGTTATATGAAAAACGCAAACAAGCACAACTTGCAGCAGCTCGAACCCGATCAAAGGAACTTAAAAGCAAAATTGAGTTTATTGGGCGGATTCTTGGCGATATCCAGATTATGAAACAGTCAGAATCCCAATTATTTGAATATTTTGAACGGGATTCGTTTGATTTTTATCGCAAAGATGATAGCTATCGATACTTGACAGATATCCCGATCCGGAGCGTAACTGCCGACAAATACGAAGCCCTCAAAAAGGAATTAGACAAATTGCGGGCAGATTACAAATTAATCAAAAATACAAGCGAAGTCGATGTATGGAAACACGAATTAACTGAACTAGAACGTGAATTGAACAAATGATTGGGGATTTAGATGCGAAATAATTATAAATTGTTATAATTATTTTATATTTCAGTGATTTGCCGAAATTTGTTCAATTGTTTTTATATTAAATTCAATGGTTCCAAGTTCGGGGTTTCCGATGCTTGACACGATTTTCAACGGCAAATCTTCCGAATTTTCATACGGAATGTAAAATTTCACAGTTGTATTCAAACTTGGGATCTTCTGCAACTGATTCATTATC